AGAACTTGGGCTGCAGGTAAATGATAGTCCTGAAATAGTTGAACTGTTTAATTTGAACAGGACTCTGACAGAACGAGTTTTTTCTATTGGTGAGCAATTCTCAAAAATCAAAAAACCATAAAATGAGTAAGCAAATTTTTTCTAAAATCGCCAAGATTGGCGAGGAAGTACGTGCAGCAGAACCAATGAAAGTTGAGTTTAACGCATTGGCCGACCTCAAGGGTTACCAATCAACAATTAGGTCAGCATCTGAAAAGGTAAGCGGTCAACTTAATGCCGCCATTACATCTCTCGTTGCTGCTCAAAAGGTAGCCGAAACTGCTCTTGCTGAAGCTCGCAAGGCTCAAGCAATGGCTAAAGAACTTGGTGTTGATGAGGGTCAGTTTAACGGATGGGAGAAGCAATTTGTTGCGGCTCGTGATTCTTTTGATTCTGCAAGAGCTGCAATCGTTCGTATTCAGAATAATATCTAATTTTAGCATTGCTAAAAAGGTTAAAGGGGCGTAAGCCCCTTTTCTATTTTCAAACAAATCCAAAGTAAAAGGTTATTTATTTAAGATGCATATCCTTCAAGTATCAGCCTCACCACAAGCCATTGTAATCATACCTCGCACATTCCCTGCGAGCGTTACGATTGCCTTAATTGATGAATCAACAAACACCACCGCAACACCTGCGGTCACGGCTGCCTCTGCTAATGGTTTTATGACCCTCACAGGCACGTTCAGCCTTGTCAACAATAGATTCTATGGCTTAAAGGTATTCGCATCGGGAAATCTAATATATCGGGATAGGGTATTCGTAACTTCGCAAACAGATTACGAGAAATTTACGGTGAACCAAAACGTCTACACCGAAGAAACAAGCTATGACAATGAGTACATCATCATCTAAAGTCCACGTTGTGAACTTCAGTTCCTATACCACACCTGTCGTTAAAGAGGTGCAGGGCAAGGACTATGTAGAATACGGAGACAACAACGACTATTTCGGCTACCTAATTGACAGGTATAACGGCTCACCCACCAACAACGCTATCCTCAACTCTTTGATGGATATGACTTTTGGCAAGGGCTTGGATGCAACGGACTCTGCCAAGAAGCCGAGCGAGTACGCAGCGATGCGTGGCTTGTTTACGAAAGCCTGCTTGCAGAAGGTCGTAGCGGACTATGTGATGATGGGGCAATGCTCCTTTCAGGTCGTGTACTCGCAAGACCACAACACCATCGTAGAGGTGCAGCACATCCCCGTAGAGACGCTACGAGCCGCAAGGTGCAACGAAGATGGTGAGATTGAGGCTTACTACTACGCAAAGGATTGGGAAGACGTAAAAGGCAGGAGAGAGACTGCGGTACGCATCCCTGCATTTGGCAAGAGCCGTGAGGGTTTGGAGATACTTTACATCAAGCCCTACCGAGCAGGATTCTATTACTACTCCCCTGTGGACTATCAAGGTGGCCTTCCATACGCAGAGCTTGAGGAGGAGATTGCAAACTACCACATCAACAACATTCAGAACGGCCTTGCGCCTTCAATGCTTATCAACTTCAACAACGGAGTACCGAGTGAAGAAGAACGCAGGAGCATAGAGCAGCAGATAGCCACGAAGTTTAGCGGCAGCTCAAACTCGGGTAAGTTTATCCTTGCGTTCAATGACAACAAAGACCTTGCAGCAACGGTTGACCCCGTTCAGCTATCGGATGCCGCAGAGCAGTATCAGTTCTTGAGTGCTGAAGCAACGCAGAAGATAATGGTCTCGCATCGTATCGTAAGCCCTATGCTTTTAGGCATCAAGGACAATTCGGGATTAGGCAATAACGCTGATGAGCTGAAGACCGCTTCCACGCTTTTGGATAACCTTGTTATTCGCCCCAAGCAGGAGATTATCATTGACGGCATTGATATGATTCTTGCGTACAACGACATCAGCCTCAACTTGTACTTCAAGACCCTTCAGCCTTTGGAGTTCACCGAAGACGTAGTTACGCCTATGGATATGGAGACTCGTGAGGAGGAGACAGGCGTGAAACTTGCCAAGCAAGACAATCGCCCCTTCCTGCGTGATGAGCTTGCAGCAGAGTTGCTAATGAACATTGAAAGTCTTGGCGAAAGCGAGGAGGAGCTGATGCAGGACTTTGACCTAATCACGGCTGACATTGTTGAGGATGAAGGAGCAGAATACGATGTAGAGGCATACCTCAACTCACGCACCGACCTTGCAGCGCAACAGGAGAGCGAGCAAGACACGGAGCGTTACAAGGTGCGCTACTTCTATGCGGTAGGAACTAAAAAAGACCCAAAGGGTGAAAGCCGTTTGCTATGCCGCACGTTGATAGGTGCTAAAAGGGTTTACCGCAAGGAGGATGTAGAGGCATTGAGTTCAAAGGGTGGAGCAGAAGCACAGGGTGAAAGGTATAGCGTATGGCTTTACAAGGGCGGTGCTAACTGCCACCATCGTTGGGAGCGTAGAATCTACCGCAAGAAGCTAACTAAAGAGGGCAAGATTTACGGGGGAGGCTCTTTGAACGGCACGGATATTATCAACGTAAACCAAGCCATTCGTATGGGGTTCCGCCCCGAGAAAAATGACCCGATGGTTGCTATCGCCCCTATTGAAACACCAACAAAAGGATATAAAAACTAAGATATGGCAACGGCATTATGGATTAAACGAGAGGACTTGGTTCGCAACACCGCAATAGGCGGTAACGTGGACACGGACAAGTTCATTCAGTTCATTAAGATTGCGCAGGAGATACACCTGCAAAACTATACGGGAACGAAACTCTACGACAAGATCAGCAATGACATCATCGCCAATACTCTTGCCAACCCTTACTTGGCGTTGGTGAATGATTACTTGCAGCCGATGTTGATTCACTACGCGATGGTGGAGTACTTGCCTTTTGCTGCTTATACCATCGGCAACGGTGGGGTGTTCAAGCACAACTCCGAGAATAGCACAACCGCAGAGAAGATTGAGGTTGACTATTTGGTCGGCAAGGCTCGTGACTTGGCGCAGTATTATACGGATAGGTTCATCACTTATATGAGCTACAACCAAGCCTCATTCCCCGAATACAACGCCAACAACAATGCTGACGTTTACCCCGATACTGACTCTAACTTCAGCTCTTGGGTTTTATGAGTGGCAAGAAACAGACCTACACTCCGAAGCGTAGCAACATTGTGAAGTTAAAGAGTTATTTAGACAATGGGAGTTCAAGGCGATTGGGGACAAGGAGCAGCAAACAATGACATCTATTGGGGTCAAGCTGCTGCAACGAATAGTATCTCTTGGGGTATGGTTCAGCCATTGTCTTATGGTCATCCTACTACTAACCTTTACGGCAACAACGAGCAAGGTGCTTGGCAGTTGATAGAAGAAATTTGGAATACTTGGTCAACAACTTGGAATAATTAGAAATGGGAACAACATTAACGGGGACAACCCCACAGGACACATACGATAGCCTTATTAAGGTTACGGACAACGGGCCATTAAGCGGTACGCTAAAGGCATTAAGCGATGGATTGGGTAACGATTCTTCTTTGTCTTTATCTACGACTGCTGCTTCGTTTTCAGGTACTTTGGCAGTAACGGAGTCAGTACAAGTAAACAACGAATTGGTGCTTACCACCAACAATGCAGCTTTTAGGATATACAGAACAACGGGAATCAATTATTTTGATTGGTCAAGTGGGCAAGATTTAGCGTTTAGTACTGTTACAACTGCGGGTGGCAGTGGCCGCGCTGAGCGTATGCGCCTCACCTCCACAGGCAACGTAGGCATCGGCCAATCTGCGCCTACTGCATTGCTTCACCTTGAAAAGGCAGCGCAAGACAACATCCTTGCCGTAGTTGGTCAAGATACGTACGAAGGTGCTTTGTTTTTATCGTCAGCAGGAAGCGGTAAAGACGCAAACATTGTTATTGGCAATAGTCGCAGTTTGATATTTTATTCAACCGCCAACTCTACTCCTGCCGCTCGTGGAACAAGAATCTTAACGATTGATTCGCAGGGTATAAAATTTGGAACCGACACCGCAGCAGCCAACGCCCTTGATGACTACGAAGAAGGCACTTGGACTATGGGTGTATCGTTTGGTGGTGCGTCTGTTGATGTGACTACTTCATCTAATGCGGGAACATATACAAAGATTGGTCGGCAGGTAACGGTAAATGGTTATTTGGTTTTAACAAGCAAAGGAAGTTCTACGGGTGCTGCCCGCATCACGGGATTGCCTTTTACTCTTGGCGGCAGTGGCGGAAATTATGGCGCTGCAAGTTTATACTTTGATAAAATAACTTTTACAAATCAGTTTTCAGGTTATGGGGTTATTAGTACTACAACTATTTCGTTAGAAGAATCTACTATATTAGGAGTCACTTCACTTATTACAGACGCTGACTTTGCAAATAATAGCAGTATTGTTCTATCACTTACCTACTTCGTATAACAAATAAAACTAAACAAAATGATTGAAGAAGTAATCTACATCAGCGAATTTAACGTCAAACTTGACGGAACTATCGCAGTCCGCAAAACCACAGACGTTACCAAAGACGGAGCCGTAATCGCTTCATCTTATTGGCGCGTTGTGCTTGCAGTTAACGACCCTGCTGCCGATGAGGTATTGGGAGTTGATGGCTACTACCGCACCCTTGCCAACGATGCTTGGGCAATGATTCCTGCACCTGTTGCAGAAGTTGTAGCCGAAGGCGAAGAAGCGTAAATTAGCAGGGAATTAAAACCCCCTACTAAGATGGAACACCTACAACAACGGCTTGATGCACTAAAGCAGCAAGAGGCGAATCTACTAATGCAATTAGATGAGGTTCGGGTCTTGGTATCTGCCTACGAGAACACCCTAAACAAAGATGACAAAGGAGTCGGCTGATAGCGTAATCACGTCTTGGTCTTTAACGGGA